CTGCACATTGGGCAGTCTACTTTAAGCATCGTGGATTCTTCAGTATCCTTGTACACCCAAATCTCTCTAAGACCCTTACATCTCATGCAAGTATCCTTACTATATTCTACAAATTGTTTAGTGTTTCTTGTATTTAAATCATCATTATTTATCATCTGTCTCTCCCCAACTTTTACCAATGGCTACATCAACCTTAAAAGGTACTTTAAGATTTTCTAATGTATTTTCCATTAGATTTGTTATTTTACTTATATCACTTTCTTCGTTTATACTAAAACAAAGTTCGTCATGTATTTGTAACATAGGCATAAAACCTGCCTTCGTACAATCAATCATAGCTTGTTTAACTTGGTCAGCTGCGGAGCCCTGAATCAATCTATTTAAAGCTTTATATGTAAAGGCACGTCTAATATTATTACCGTATTGTGCTTTAGCAGCTTCATAACTCATAGCCTGGTTCATACCAAAAGTAGCTGGTTCCCATTTATCAAATCTACATTTTCTACCCTTAAGTGTTCTAATAAATCCAAACTTACTTGCTGATTGTGTTGTTGCTTCAGCTAACTTTTTAACAAAAGGTACTCTAGAATTATATTTAGCTAAAAGCATCTCTGCAGCATCTTTAGATATACCTAGTTCTCTAGATAATTTTGCTTTACCCATACCATAAAATAAACCTAAGTTAATTGTCTTAGCCTGTGTTCTAGATATGCCTGCCATATCAGCAACTATTTGATGGAAGTCTGATGTTTCATCTTGATAAGCTTTTATAAATTCATCAGCTCCAATTAAATGATCTCCTATAGAAGCAGAGTAATGTGCAACTAATCTTGGTTCTTGTTGTGAATAATCAAAACTACCCCACTGTCTTCCTTCTTCAGGTAAAAATAAAGATCTTATTTTATCTCCAAACTCTTTATTACGTGCAGGTATTTGTTGTAGGTTAGGATTAGCATAAGATAATCTTCCGGATACAGTTCCACCTTGATCTGATCTTAATTGATTAATCTCAGAATGGATACGTCCTTTGTGTACGTATCTGTTTATGGAATCAATAAAAGTAGAATGAAATTTATTAATCTCTCTAGTTTCTTTTATTAATTGTGCCACAGGGTGTTCGCAATTAGCTAACCAGTTTTGTGTAAATGATGGCTCGTCAGACTTAGGAGTTCTTGGATATTCTATTCCTAATCTATCAAATACTTGTGCTACACTTCTTGCAGCCCAGATATCTATATCAATAGTTGTTTCATCTTTTATTCGTTTCAATAAATGAAATTCTTTTTTTTTAAATTCTTTTTTTAAATCATGTGCCCGTTGTTCGTTGATACGTATACCTTGTTCTCTCATCTTGATTAAGATAGGCAACAACTCCATTTCCATTTCCCATACATCATTTAAAGATTGTTTTTGTATTTCTGTTTTAAAGTTTTGCCAAAGCTTCATCGTTAAGGCAGCATCTTGTTCAGCATAAAATCCTACGTAGCCTGCAGGTAACATCCACATATCTTGTTTAGCATCAATACCCCACTCCTTAGCTTTCTCATTTAAGAATGTTTCGTTTTTAATTTCACCAAGGTAATCTTTAGCACAAGCGTTTAAACTAAAACTATATCGATTCTCATCGATTAGAGCTGCAGCTATCATTGTATCTACAATCTTTCCTCTTATCTCAAAGCCGTTAACTTTTAACCAACCCACGTCATAAGAAGCATTATGAAATATTTTTGTGCTAGGTCTTTTTAATAAATCTACCATCCAAGCAGTAGTCACAGCTAAATCCATATTACCACCTGCATCATGTGCTATAGGGAAGTACCATTGTTTACCTAATGCTGCTACGGCAAAACCTACGATGTGGCCTTTGCCTGTGGCCCAACCTGAGCCGTGTGTTTTTAAATCAAGATCTTTTGTTTCTAAGTCTATGGCTACTTCAGTAGCTTCTCTTAAGTCAGGATATTCTGAAGGGCAAACCCAATCAGAATCATTATAAATAAAATTTAATTGATGAGTCATTACTTAAAGAATCCCCACCATATCAATCCCGCAGGGATTACAAAGTGCTCAAAGATTTCATATAAAGCTAAGAACAATAAAAATATTGTAAATAGCACGCTGGTCTTTGATCGTTTAGCTACGTAAGTAAAAACTTTAAAGTGCCAGCTGGTTATCTTGTCTGTAATCTTTAATATCTTGCTTCTCGTCTTCATCGTATTTTCCTATTTTTTCTAGTTTACAATAACAATCACCACATAGAGGAATGCCTCTATCAATGACAACTGCTATTCTTTTACATTTAGTACATGTTTTCTTTTGCATAATTTATAATAACAAATCCTACAATAATAAAGACAATCAAAAGCAATGTCTCTTCTGTTGCATTCTATACACTTACATCCACTCATTTAATTCCATAGTCCCTGGCTAAAATCATTTCACAATAATGAATAGCTTTTTTAATATCATTTTCCTTACCTTTATCTTGGTGTCTACAAACGTATTTAATTACATTAGCTTCTGCTGCAAGTAATCTATTATCATTAATAAACTTTGAAGGTTGTATTTTAAATTTTTGATAATGACTGCCTTGAATTTGTTTTTTATATGGTGACATAATTACTCTTATACAATTTAAAGTATTTAGACAAGGGAAAATGATATCTGTGAAAAGTACCCAATAGATGTAAATCTTTTTTAGCTCTAGTAGCCCCTGTGTACCATACCCGCAGTTCTTTTATTTTATCTAATAAACTCTTTCTTTCGTAATGTGATGGATAGTTACATTTAGAAGATAATATAACATTATCCGCTTCACCGCCCTTAACTTGGTGAATAGTGTCTATGACTATCTTAGCTTTATCATCCAAGTTTAAATCTTGTTCCATTAATTTAATAAAATACAATTTTTCTTTATCTTTAAATTTACGTTGAAAAGCTTCTTGCCAAGGTCTATTTTCTTCAACCATTCCTCCCTGCAGGTGTAATTGTTCAAAGTTGAATACTTGATTCGGATGAGCAAAACTCCATTTCTTGCTGTCCGCTGATCGGTAACCGTGATCTATGTTTAATAAAAAATTATACATATTGCATGCAGCCTCTCTAGAAATACCACCTCCTCTACATATAAGCTGCCAATCTTGAATAGCTTGCCATTGATTAGGGTCAAAAGATTTTGTTCCACGCATATCCTGAAAATAAATGCCTAAATCTCTAGCTTCCTCTTGTAATTCTTTTTTAACATCATTAATTCTAGCTAATATCATCCATGAATTCTCATTATTTAATGGAATCTTTCTCAAACTATTCCACTTATAAATATTTCCTTCTGTACCATTAGAAGTAAACTCTTTCTCTACTCTATGTCCTTCCATACCATTTAAAATACATTTAGCAAAAAAATGTACTTGTTTATTTAATCTTCTAGATTCTTTTAATATCTTTACCTTACCCGGAAAGGTTTGGAAAAAATGCACATCTGCACCATTCCATTCATAGATAGCTTGATCATCATCACCCGCTAAATAAACCTTTTCTGAATTTAAAGCTAACTTAACAACCATATCCCACTGTAACGGTGTAAGATCTTGAGCTTCGTCTACCATTAAAACTCTAAAAGGAATAGGCAATCCAGTATCAATATACTTTTGCACCATATCCGTAAAATCTAATCTATCGTTTTTGAATTGCCCTGGGCTTTCTTCATACTTTTTATAGTTCTCATATCCGTGAATAATAGATTTAAATTGTTGAAGTCTAACTTTCTTTCTAGGTTCTTTCTTATAAAGCTCCACAGGATCAATCTTCATGTTCCTAGCTTTATCATAAATTTGTAATGACCAATTGTTGTATACTTTTTGATCATCCCAAGTTGGAATGTAATCTACTTTAATAGTTCCATACTGTGTATGAAATTGTAATAAATCTACTCTAGGATCTAATACAGGTATGTCTGAGAATTGTTGTCTAGCTAAACTATGTAGTGTTCTAAAATATTTAAAGTCATCTTCATTGTAACCTTTAAATTCTTTTCTTATTCTTTCTCTACATTCTTGTACAGCTTTATTGGTAAATGAGATGTAACAAATTTCATCAGGGGATACACCAATCTTTAAAAACCTTTTTGCTCTTTGTAATAATCTATGTGTCTTACCTGTCCCTGGTGGTCCAAAAAATTTAATTGTCTTCCCATGGAGTTTTTGCTTTACTGTATTTGACATTTTTGTTTTTGTGCTGTGTTTGTTTTGGTCTTTCCGCAACCCAGTGTCTCGTGTTAACATTATTAAACTTCTTGCTTTTCTTACATCCGTTATCTTGTAAGAATATAGTACATTCTTTTTCAGACCAATTGTACCCCTGCTTTTTCATAAATAATTTAAAGGTTTCTAGCTTAAATCTAATCTCTTTATCATCAAAATAAATATTATCGTGTTCAATCTGATCAAATTCATTGGTAGTGTCTGTGTCTTCAAAAAATTTAACCATACGAGTATTAAATACTTCTTCTCGTTCTTCTTCTCTATCAATACCTTCCATATCTACTTTGTTAGCCATTAATTCATCTAACCAATCTTTATAAGGGTCTGGATCTCTTTTAGAAGGACGCATAGTTCTCCAAACAATGTCATGTGATAGTAGTCGTTCTCCTAGTAATTGTTGTTGATATAATTGTTTAGTTTCTAATTTAACTACCTTACCTTGTATGGGTAATAACCAATAAGGATCGGGATAAGAATTAACTTTAATAAGTTTACCTGTTTCAGGTGCACCTTCGTTAGGGCCAATACCAAATTTTCTTTTTGCACATTGTTTTGCCCCATTACAAAATTGTCTAGCTATGGCTGTTGTGCATTTATAACTGTAATCATGTTTTTCAATCATCTCTATAACTTTATTAAGTTCTTTAGGGTCTAAAGGTGGAATACATATTTTTTTATTTAAATCTCTAACTATATCTGTCCAATAATCTTTGTCTGCATTTATTTTTTTAGCTAATACACCAACATTAAACATAGCATCATTTCTTCCCTCACCTTCAGTAACTTGATTTCTAATAAATTTGTTTACACAGTTAGGCCAATCTTTATTTTCTGAATCATTATCAGTGTTAGTTTTTAAAAATTCTTCGGGTTTGATTATAAATTTTTTTACATAATCTAAATATTTTTCAAATGGAATACTGTTGGCTTCATCATCTAATGCACATCGTGTTGAAAATTTTGCATTCTGATAAGGTAAATTTAAGAATTGACCTTTCTGTTTGTCTTCCCATTTTTCAGGTGTCAAATCTACTGTGTCTTGTGCAGGAAAAATATCTGTCTTGGTATCATTAACTCCTAAGTCTGCAGCTATTGAAATTAATTTTTTACGCATATCTGCAGCAGCCATTGGTTTAGAAAGGTGTACAATTAAATGTAATGCGTTTGATTTTGAACGATAAGGTACTAAAGGATAGCCACGTTCTCTAACTATCTTGATATAATGTTTTAAATCCATTCCATACCTGTCGATGTCTATAACACCCCAAGTACAGGTACTGTCATCATGAATAACAATTGAACCTAAATGTGATTTACCTTCTAAATGGTTTAACCATTCTTCATCAGTAACAGGTTCAGGTACTATCCAACTTTTATATTCTTCTTTACCTGTAGGTTTTTTAATTCCTGTAGGTTTAGATTGTCCGTAATAAGTTTGAGAGCCCTGGAACAGGGTTTTAAACTGCTCCAGGTTTTTGCTAAAATCCATATTAATTAAAATGGTGTTTTAGGTGTTTGCTCTTCTTTATCGTGTTTAACTTTAACTGATCCTCCTGAACATGCTTGTCTAAATTTCATAGCACGTTGTACAAGGGATTCATTATCCACAATACCTTCTGATGTGATTTCCCAACCATACCAAGAACCTAATTGGTTTTTTTCCAATACAGTTTTTAATCGATACAATTGAGTAAATGGGGCAGGTCTAAAAAATCCTTTACCATCTTTTTTAGGTTGCTGCATTAAGTTCATCATACTATTCCACTTCTTAGATTTTTTTCTTTGAGTGGACTTCATAGTAATCAAAGCCTCTGATGCAGTGTTACCTTCACAAACAACTACATAATGAGAAGATGTTTCTTCAATGTAATTACCATTCTCAAGTCTATCTTTCCCTGAGTCATCTCTAGTAGTTTTT